ATCTATTGGTGTGTTAATTTTTTTATCGTGCCAACAATAATTCCTAAGTTCATTGTGTAGGTTATAGCTTTGAGGATGAGCTATAATGTGCATTTTTAACATTTCGGTAATACCTCTTTTTATAGACTCTGGACCTTTTTCGGCTGAAATTATATTAATACCCATGTTGTAAAGCTCATCGTTTAGCCTGCCGTCTCTTTCGGCCATTATTAGATCACTCTTTGGTACATTTTCTAAAATAAAATTACCGATCATTTCACGGTTAAGCTCGGTTTGATACAAATACTCTTTTAGATACAATTTATTGGTTTTCTTATCGTACGCGGTTCTAATTAATGCGGTAGGGTCATTGCTGTAACCGTAATCTATACCCCATACAGAAAATAGATCATCATTAAATTCACCTTCTACCCATGTTTTAAATATTAATCCCTCTCTTTCTGCTGCTTCTCCTAATCCGTAGACTTTCCACATGTATTCATTAGCCGTCCCCTGTCGTACATTATCTATGTTAGAGGGGTCGTATCCTAATATCTTATTTTTTTCTTGTTTAGAAATGCCGGGATTGTCTCTAAATGTAGTTTTTAAAAAGCTTACGTCATCCCTTTGATTAAGATTTAAGACCCAGTGTATATTTTCGCTAGGGTTTGAGTCTATCCACCAAAAAATACGGCACCTTTGTTCTGCTTGGTCGAATACTGATTTTTCAATGTTTGGTATAGCTTCATTGAAAAATACATAATCAGAACTAGCACCGAGAAACCTACTAGGTTTGTCTGCTCCTAGTAGGTTAATCTTGCACCCATTCAACCAAAAGCTAGGCACCTCTTTGACATCTGCAAAAGGCGAAGTAATACCGTAGTCGGGTAACCTATTGTTGAAGTCTTCGTATAGTGTTGTTTTAAACGACGCGTAAACATCTCGAACAATATTGATCGTACATTTTTTGTCATTATGTACAACATAACAAAGAAATATAATGAAGTCTATTGAGGACCATGTTTTCCCAG